ATTGCCGGTATTTGAACGACACGCAGATCATTGCGCGGGTAAAGGACCCGAGGCTGGTCTACTGACGCGGGAGAGACGCGATGGCCGAGGAAGAGGACCTGATCGTAAAGTTAGAGGCTGAGCCGCCAGCAGAGGGTGATAAGCCGGAGGCCAAGCCGCCGCCGGTACCGGGACCCAGTGTTAGTCCCCAGTCTGCGGTGCAGGACCTGGAGCGCCAGATCGAGGCCGAGCGCGCTGATCGTGGGCGGCTCATGGCGGAAAACCAGCGGCTTGAGCGCGAGCGCGAAGAGGCGGTGCAGATCGCCCAGCGAGCCGAGCAGCAGACTGGCAACAACTACATGGCGTGGCTGGATAGCCAGATCAGCAATATGTCGAACGAGATGGACGCCATGGCGGCGCAGGCGGAAGCCTGCATGAACGATGGGGACTTCAAGTCAGTCTCGGAGCTCAACAAGCGTATTGGTCGTGTCGGTGGGCAGCTTGCTATTGCGGAGCGGGAGAAGCTGGCGTTTGAGCAGCAGGCGAAACAGCCCAAGCAGCAGCCCCAGCAACGCAAGCCGCAACAGCAGCCCAGGCAACAGCAGGCGGTGCCGACTGATCCCATCGAGAAGGCGATCCATGGGCGGAGCGAGCCGACCAAGCAGTTTTTGCGCAAGCACACCGATCTCATACGTAGCGATGGCACGCTCAAGGCGTCGGCCATCAACGCGCACGAGAAGGCGCTGGATGCGGGCCATACCGTCGATACGCCGGAGTATTTCGGGTTTATTGAGCAGGCGATTGGGGCTCCGGCTGGTGACAGCGCGAATGGCGCGACCGTTCAGGTTCCTGGGTACTCTGCGCCGGTTTCGCGCAATGCGGCTCCTGGAGGCGACAATCTCTCGCCCGGTACCTTTCGGATGACGCCCAAAATGCGAAGACTGGCGGAGGAGCAAGGCGTTACGCCAGCGGAGTGGGCGGCGAACTATATCAGGCTCGTGAAAGAGGGCCGGATGACGCCAATTACATAGGAGTTGCACATGAACCGTATTCCGTCCCCCGGCATGCCCCCCAGCACTCCCCACGCGGAAATGCCGCCGCTTTTCCCGACTGAGCGCGAGGAGTCACGTCCCGAACAGCGTCCAGCCTCACGTTTGGTGGACGATGGCCGGGAGCGCATGCGTTCTGGCGGTGCCAGCATCAATCCCTACGAGATGGACGACATCAGGCAGCAGTATTGCCCGACCAATGGGACTGGCACCAAGGAACAGGTTGCGCGTGAGATCGATTTCCAGTGGAACAACTATGAAACCTACGGCAAGCGCGACTATGCCATTGAGCGCGAGCACCACAATCAGGGTTGGCAAGAGGTGCAGCACAGCGATTTTCCGGAGCGTTTTGCGCCCGCTGGCACCGAGGGGCCGGTTATCGTCAAGGACATGATCCTGGTGTGGCGGCCTATGCGCTTGACAGTAGAGGCCAGAAATGACGAAATACAGCGAGCGACTCGCGCTATGCAGGTGCATCGCCAGAAGATGGCCGACGCCCCCGATGGGCAAGCGCCGCGAATGCAGCCAGTGATACGCAGTTCGCGCGAGGCTATAGAAATCCCCGACTAGGGGGCGCGTCCGAAGCACGGGCGTTGGGAAGCCAACATTTCAACCGCACGGACTGCGGCGGAGCTCGCCAAAGGCCGGTAACCCTTGAAGGGGAGCCGTTCGATGGCGAATATCGACGCTGCATTTGGATTCAAGCCTGTTCGTCGCCTTGATGGCGCAGCCTGGACCGGCGGTCATACCACACGCAAGATGCTGAACACGGCGGGCGCGCTCAATCGCGGCGACGTCGTGAACCAGCTCGCGACGGGATATGTCGCGGTGTCCGCTGCGGGCAAGACCGATCACTCCAATCTCGGGGTCTTTGTCGGTTGCCACTATCTCTCCGCCGCACTGGGCTATCCGATCTGGTCGAACTACTGGCCAGGGTCTGGAGCTGTCGGTGACGTCGAGGTCCAAATCATCGATGACCCGATGGTGGTGTTTGAGGTGCAATGCAGCGCCGGTCCATTCACCCTCGCTAACGTCGGTGAGAACGTCGATTTCATTGTCGTCCCGTCTACGACCGGGTTCTCCAAGTGGTCAGCGAACGCCACCACGGGAGTCACCGCCACGCTGCCGTTCTGCATCGTGCAATTGGGCGATCCTGCGCCGAATGTCGGCAATGGCTACGACCACACCACGCCATTCAATGTCGTTCAAGTGAGCTGGAACGACCAGTTCCATCGGCAGATGGCCGGTATCTGAGAAGGGAATGAGCTATGGCTGTTGATCTTGCATCAATCAAGAACGAGCTGTTCCCTGGCCTTGCTGCGGTCGAGGGGCGTTACAAGAAGATCGAGACGAAGTGGTCGCGCGTCTTCGAGAAACGCTCATCCAAGATGGCTCTCGAACGCCGCACCCAGATGGCGTACCTGCCCCTGGCGCGTGAGAAGGGCGAAGGCGCTTCCACCTACTTCGATGAGAGGGCAGGTGAGCGGTGGATGTACTCGGCTGAGATGAAAGAGCTGAGTCTTGGGTATATCATCACCAGGAAGGCTGTAGAGGACAACCAGTATAAGGCTGAGTTCAATCCGTCGAACCTGGGCTTGCAGGACGTCTTTGCGACCACGAAGGAAATCTACGCCTGGAACATCTTCAATGTCGGCAATGTCTACGATCCCACCATCGGTGGCGATCAGAAGGCGCTGTTTGCGGTCGATCATCCCATCGACAGTGGGGTGGTGGCAAACAAGCCTGCGACTGAGGTCAATCTGAACGAGAGCACGTTGCTCACGGCGATGACCACGATCAGGAACAACTGGGTCGATGAGCGCGGCATCAAGATCGTGGCGCGGGCCGAGTGTCTTGTGATCCCGGCGGCGCTGGAGCCGGTTGCAGTTCGCCTTCTGCGAACGGAGCTGCGTCCTGGCACCAACGACAACGATGTGAATGCGATCAAGCATGTTGGTGGCGGACTGCGCGACTACATCGTCAGCGAGTTCCTGACGTCCAACTTTGCTTGGTTCCTCAAGACCGACAAGCGCGGGCTCATCTTCTACGACCGCGTGCCTTTCGAGATGGATATGTACGTGGACTTCGATACCGATAACCTGAAGGTCAAGGGCCGCGAGCGTTATGCGTTCTCGTACTTTGATTGGAGGTCGGTGTACGGATCGTACCCGGTTTCGTGACGGCGACTGCGTGGCTATGACTATGCAGCTAGGAGGCTGATCCATGCCTAGACATATGCTTCCGCAGGTTGGCACGACCGTGTGGTATTTCGCGGACCCGACGCGGCGTCCGCAGGCGGCGATTGTCACCAAGCGCGTCACCAATCAAAGCTATTCGCTGGCCTTATTCAGTGCCATCGGCGGGACGGCAAGCGGACTGACGGGTGTTCCGTTCCTGGAACTTGGCGCGAAGCCTGCCTCTGGCGGGTTCTGCACGCCAACCGGCATTCAGGACGAGCTTGACGGCGCAACGGATACGACATCGCTGTCCCAAAAAGCGGCGTCGGTGGCGGTGACGGCTGGCGGGACCGGCTACACGGTCGGGAACACGCTCACTCTTCCTGCCAACACTGGTCCTGTGGTTCTCCAGGTCACGACTGCTGCGGGTGGGATTATCTCTGCCGTGAACATTATCAATCCCGGCAATGCGACCAAGCCTGGACCGGCGGGTGCGCAGTCTGTGACTGGTGGCAGTGGCACTGGTGCGACGTTCACCGTTACATGGGCCGACAACTAAGAGGGGCGTCGTGAATGGCAAAAGGCCCCCTCGGCAACACCCCGCGCGATTTGCGTGATGACTTCGTAGGCGTGCCTTCGGAGTTGTACAAAGGCGGCGAGCCCGCCAAGAAAACACGCAATCCGAAGAAGGTCACCAGCAACACGTTCCACACCACGGTGACCGGGGAAACCTCGAACAAGCGGCCTGATCGTGTTGGGCACTTCCGCAGCGGCGGTTTCGTGCGCGGGAAGGCTGATGGCGGCAGTGTGGGTACGCCTACGGATCGTCCAATGCCATCGACCACTTCGGAGAAGTACAAGAAGGGCGGCAAAACGAAATAGAGATACCCGCGTCTAGCCACGCGGGGAGGAGAGGCTGGATAGCTCTCACGAACGTCCTCCCGTTGCGCGGAATATCCCGCCTCTCCGCACCTACAACGAGATGAGGGCCATGGCAGCGGTTTTTGCTCCAATCAACGCGATGTCGGTTGTGACTGGCAGCGGCAAGCTGGCCCCGGTAACAGCGATTCCTGTTGTCAAGGTCACGGACGGTTCGGTTCCTGTCGGTCCCGGCATGGCGCAGGCGGTCGTTGAGGTTGCGGCCAACTTCCCGCGTTCTCCAGGTCAGCCGATCCCTATCGTCTATGCGACTGGCACGCCGCCGGTTGCTCCTACTGATCCGATCCCTGTTTTTGTGACGGGGACACAGCCATGACCGATCCCAGCGGGACGTATTCCTGGCAACCAGCCCTGGCCGACGTGATCATTGCGGCCTATGGGCGGTGCCAGATACGGCGCACGGCGCTGACGGTTGATCATCTGCATGATGCGGCGATGGCTTGCAATCTGTTGCAGGTTGATTGGTCGAATGAGCAAGTCAATCTCTGGACCGTGGAGCTGATGACGACCTCTATCCTGGAGGGTGTCGATACCTATGACGTTGATCCTGCCACCGTGATGATCATGGCGGCCTATATCTCGACCGAGCATGGTCCGCAGAAGGACAGGATCATCACCTCGGTTGATCGCGACACCTATGCCAGTTTTCCCGACAAGGAAACGCTGGGGCCGCCC